CCTGCCGCTACTACCAGATGGCAACGGTGGGTGACGTCGCCCAGGACCGCGTCCTTTCCCAGCAGATGATGCTTTCTAGAGGAATGGCCAAGGCTGCCGACGCACGGCAGCGAGATGCAAACTTCATGGGTGGCGTTTCGTTGAATGCTCGTAGCTCAAGAAGCTACGGGGGCATGACGGGGACGGCCGCCTCGAGGCCCGGGCAGACACAAGGAAGCCCCGGAACGGGCAGGTCAATAGAAGACACAAGGCAGGGAATTTATTGATATGGCAGCAACACGAATCTCAATCCCAACACTGACCGGAGGGGTCAGCCGCCAGCCGCAGCAGACCCGATTTCCCAATCAGTTTGAGGAGGCGACCAACGTCACTCTTGACCAGGTCCGGGGACTTGAGAAGCGTGCGGGCTCCCTGTTCGAGTTTATAAGTGTCGACAACCACAACTCCTCGACGGTGTTTGGGTGGATCGAGCGGTCTAGTACCGAGCAGTACATGATCGTAATTACCCGGGCCGACACGGGAAACTACATTCGAATCTTCAACGTTGTCTCCGGACAGGAAGCAACGGTCAGCTACGAGTCCGGTGCTCAATCTGAGATTCAAACGTATTTGAACACTACCGGCGGTGAAATCCGTATGACTACGGTTGCCGACACCACGTTCGTTTGGAACACGGCGGTGGCCACAGCCCTGTCAGGAACTGCAACGACCTACACCCCTGTCTTGCTTAAATACGACAACGCGTCGAGTGACCCCGTGTCCATTGTTGATTACGGGGACTTTCCAAAGCCACCCGGGAGTTCAATACCTACGAATGCAATCTTCGATGGTACTCCGGGTAACCCATATCATGTGAGAGCACTCAGGTCCTTTCCGGGGTTTCCTCCTGGCTATTACCTGTCCAACAATGCCGGCCAGGGTGAGCCCGATTACATTCGTAAACCCGCCCCGGCGGCAAATGGTCAGCTCACGCAGACCAAGATGCCGTTCAAGATTTTCAACAACGGATTGAACTCATTCACCGTTGGCTGGAATACCTGGAACCAAAGGATGTCGGGGGATGAAGACACTAATCCCGGTCCGTCGTTTGCCTCTAAAGGCCTCCCGATTACGGACATGGTTTTCTTCCGCAACCGCCTATGGGTGGGATCGGGAGAGTTCGTGTGCTCGTCCCAGTCCGGGGATCTCTTCAACTTCTTTGCAGACGACCCAACTAACCTGGTCGAATCAGATCCAATCGATGTGACCATCGGCACGAACCGGTTTGCACCGGTCCAGCACCTGACCCCGTTTCAGCGGGCGTTGGTTGTTCACACGAAAGGCGATCAGCAGTTTGAGATCCGGAGCAACCAAGGCATCAGTCCCGTTGACGTTCAGATTCTCCCGTCGACAAACTATGAGCCAGCCACCAGTGATCCAATCACCACCGGGAGTCTGCTCTACTTTACGACAGAAAGATCGGGGTCGGCACAGCTTTACGAATACCGGTACGTTGATGACGCCACCGTGTCTTCGGCCGACGACGTGGCAGCCCACGCTTATGGCTTTATCAAGAAGGGTGTAAACCAGTCCGCTCACAGCGAAGCGTCTGGTCAGATGTTCTTGCACTCTCCTGAAGAACCCAAGTGCCTTTACGTCTACAACTACATGTTGATTGGCGACCAGGGCAAGGCCCAGTCTGCGTGGTCGAAGTGGGAGTTTCCCCACGACATCAAGGGATTCCACGTCCTGGACCAGATTCTGTACATCGTTCGGGACGACGAATCTGGATCTCTTGCAGTCGATTCTCTTCGATTGCTGACGCCGGTGCTGGCTGAGAACGATGACAACATGGACTATCCAGTTCGTCTCGACTCACGAAAGACCATTACAGGCAGCTTCGACTCTGCCACCAACTCTACGAGCTGGGCAACCACTGACGCAACTCACGACACGCTGGTCCTCGGACCCGAGTGGGGATCTAGGGCGGGTGTATTCAAGACCCCGATCAGGGAGGGATCTTCCCTGAAGCTCAGCGGAGACTGGTCCACACACCCGATGATTGTGGGCACAACCTTCAACATGTCGGTGACGCTGTCCGAGCTATTCATGCGAGACAACCAGGGTGCCCCCGTTTCGGGAACCCTTCAGCTCAAGAACATGACCGTGTATCACCGAGACACCAGCTTCTACCAGGTTGTTGTCGAGGCGTCGGGCCGGCCGTCCAGAGAGATGGCATACACCGCGAAGACCGTGGGGGCTTTGGATCTTCTTCTAAACAGGAACGTCCTTAGTTCACCTGTAAAGCAACACTTTCCAATTATGGCTTCGTCCGGCGGGGTGAAGATCAAGCTAGAAAGCAACAACCCCGCCCCCGTCAACCTGACGGGTGTTGAGTTTACGGCCTCGTTTGTCGGCGGTAAGCGAGCAATCACGGAGGATTAATATGACGGGTGTAGAAACAGCATTGATAGTTGGCGGGCTCACGGCTGCCGCCGGAGCTGTCATTCAAAACGAAGCCCAGTCTGCTCAAAACAGCAAGATTGCAGAAGCCGCCCGCAGAACCAGAGCTACCAACAGAGCGTTAGCCCGCAGCTCCGCTTCCGAAAGCAGGGCGTCGGTCGCCAGAAAGTTTGACGCGTTGGCGGGAACCTCTCGAGTACGATCGGCAGCAACGGGAACGGCAGGAAGCCGCACCTCCATGGATCGGGTTCGGTCTTTGTTTGCCGACACCGATCGATCTATCGGATCCGTAGATTCGAATTTGTTTGCTACCAACGCCGCAATTGATTCTCGTTTCTATAACGCAATGCTTCAGCAAGGAAGCACTGGATTGGCATCTCTTCAGGGCGGCCTTCAAGGGCTGCAGCTGGGCCTTTCTCTTTACGGGGCTGTCCAGGATGCCTCCGGACCTCCCACGCCTACGACACTACCGAACTCCCAGCAAATGTCAGCCATGCAAATGGCGGCGTTTAGCATGGGTCCATAGGAAATCACAATGAGCAGAATGTACCGGGGCGGTGTCCCCTCGAATCTTGGTGGTGGAATACCGACAAGCGGCCCCCGCTTTGTCGAATACCGCCCCGACCCGAGCCCGTTTGAAACTCTGCAAGGAATCTTTGGAGCCGCTCGAAGCGTAGCCGGAGCTGCTAACCAGCTGTCGGATATCTCGAGGCAGCAGGCCCGTCGACAGCTGCTTGAAGATGAGCAGGCAAAGAAGAGCTTTGCCGCGTTTATCGACGATCAGATCGATCAAGTTCTAATCGACAACCCCGACAGTCCGTCGGGTCGTGAAGAGGGTCTTGTAAGGCTGGCGGGAAGATATCTGGACAACCCCTATCAAGACATTGCTTTTTCAAGGATTGGGAAGACGCGTGCGGAGAACTCGAACGCCTACGGACGTGAGATGGAACGCGAGGCGGCGTCGGCCCAGAAGGCCCTCGAGTCCCGATTTATGTCTGACCTGATCAGGAACCCTCCGGGCGAAGACGTCAACACCTTGGAAGACATTGAGTCCTACTACCTTGAAGAGAACAAGACGTTTCTTGAAGGCTTGGACGACGAAAGCCGAGAAAGCCTCACGCTCCAAATTGTCAGGCACTCGGCAACCCTGAGCAACCGCCGCTTGGGAGCAGTCGAGGACAGGCGTAACCAAGATCAAAAGGAAAGCCGACCAGGGGAAATCATCAAGACTCTCGAAGGAGCCTTGGCAGACGACCGCAAGGCGATTCCCGACGTGCTTGATGCAGGGTACGCTCGGGCCAGCATGCTTAGCGGAGGACAGACCCCGTCCGTATGGCAGAATGATTTGTTGGCTCAGATTCCCATTGCCTTACGCTCTCAGCTTGACGGCCTCGAGCCCGAAGAAAAGATTGAACGTCTTGAAGACCTCAAGAGCAGAATGGAGGATCCCGGCGAGGATCAGGCCTATCTTCTGCCGGCATACCAACGCCTTCGAGATTTTGTTGAGGGAGAACAGAAGCGTATTGTCCGCGATGTTCAGAAGGATCACGAAACGGTATTAGATTCGTCCGTTGCAAATGAGTCAGAAGCCGTTCGCTCGTACATGGCAGACAGAGAAGGCTTTCTTAACAGGCTGTCCGAACCGTATAAGGGAGAGTCGAAGAACGAGCTTCGTGCCTTCTTCCGAGAGGACATGGAAAAGCGTGTCGACGCGTTTAACCAGGGCCGCGACGGCATCTTTGAAATTCAAGAAACCGCACAGACTAACCCGGCCGCCTTGTCTTCTTCCGATGCTGACAAGCTTTGGAACGTTTACCTGGGCGACGGGGCTGCCGCGATTCTTGAACGAGGAACTCCCGAAGATGTTCTTCAGATGATGGGAAGCGGCCCTGCTCAGTTCCTAACTCGAGGAATCATGCCGGTCCCTCCCACTGCTCGCCGAACCGTCGAAGCGTTGGAGCAGTCCAACAACCCCGACGATGTGGCAAAGGCCGCTATTCTTAATGCTGCCTTCAATGGTCGAGTGGGATCTGATCGACTTACGTTTGCTGCGGGTGCACTGAATGGACGACCGGCGACCAGCCCAATTACCGAGTTGGTCAATGATCGATACTCCGAGTACCCAAACCTAAAAGTTGTGAAGCTAGCTACGGAAGACCTTAATTTTCCTGCCCCGTCTCAAATAGATTTTGCGGGGTATGACTCGGAGGCGGCCTCCCACAAGTACGATCAACTGACTTCCAATCCGGAATTCCTGTACGCGTACCGGCAAGCAATAACGCAGGGCAAGGAACCTTCTGAAGCAACTGACTTTGCGGTTGCACTCCTTCAGGAAAACGGCTTTGGTCTTGTTTACCAGACTCAACTCAGTGCCGCAGGTAAAGCAGTTCAAGTCGCTCAAGTCATCCCTGACTCACAACGGGTAGCTCGAATGTTTCCTCAGTTCGAGGAGGCTTTGAGGTCGGAGAAAAACTTGGACATGGTTGTTCGAAAGGCTGTCCAGGATTCCAAGGGACAGCTCAAGTATTCAAGCAGGCTGGCCGAGGACGGCAACTTTTATGTCGACCCGATTTCGTTTGTCGAATCGGGCGGCAAGTCGGCCTTCGTCCGGATCTACACGGAAAACAACGCTGCAATGATTGTAACCATTGATGTTTCAAACGTTGTCTTTCCGGCTCCTGACAATGGGTACAGATTGAGCGGTGACGGGAATCCTTCAAAGACAATCCCTGAATCGATTCTGCAATTCCTACCCACTCCAGCGGACGACCGTAAACCGCTTCCCTAGGAAAACTCAATGAACAAGCAAGCCACTAGGCGGCGAAGCCCCTGGGATGGGGGCGTTCGCCCCTATCACTACGTACCACCGAGTCCGAAGTTTCTTGATGAGGACCTTCGCCCGGCTTGGAAGGCTCCGGAGGAAAACTTCTTCCGCCGCCTGGGCACTGGAGCCCTTGCTAGAGACCTGAGTGGTGTGGCTGGTGGCATCCTCCCGTTTAGAACGCCCCGGCAAATGATTTCAGAAAGCATTGCTGGGGTGGACTCGACAGAAGAGTTCACACCCGAAGATGGGTTCAATCCTGAAGAGTATCTTGGAATCGTTACCGATGAAGCTACTCTCAGAATCCTACAGCGAGCGGGATTTGACAAAGAGTACCTGACCATTAATGCGGTCAGCCGGGAAGAAGTGGATCGTCGGATTTACCTGGCCAAGATTCAGGCATACAACGACCAAGCCAACAACGAGTACTACAAGAACTCCTACGTCGCGGACTATGCCGCGTCGACCCTTGGCTTTGTCTTTGATGTCACGGCCGATCCAACTGTTGCCCCCACTATTCTTTTTACGGGAGGCTTGTTTACCGGCGTTGGGCGAACCACTGCAGCCCTGGGTGCCATGACTGAGGGTGCTCTGGTTTCCGGGCTCACGGCGGAGCAGCAGGAGAACTACGCGGCTGCGATTACCGGTAACGACAGGCTCGACCCGGAGGGATTTCAAACAGGGCCGGTCATTGTTGGCGGATTGATGGGCGGATCGATCGGAGCCGTGCTCGGAGGCAGCATCGGTCGTGCCGGCTACGATGGCGTTGAAGCAGCTGTTACACGCGATCTTATGGATCAGCTTCCGGATGAAGTCCGTCCGCGAGGCGAAATCCTTAACCGTGTTGTTCGGATCGATCGGTTTGCCGAGGCCGCCTTGGACGACAAGGCAATCGAAGCACTCCGTGCTCTTGGCTCAAGAAGCCAGGTGGTTCGAGACAACATTGATGCTCTTACGGACATCACCAGATATGGCGATCCAGAGTTTGGTCCCGCAGATGTCTATCTGTGGATCAAGGCCACCAACCCCGACTCGGCCACGCTTCGACGTGTGCTGAACGATCTGGATACAGAAGACAACGTCCGCCTGTTTTCAAACAACGATCTTCGCAAGCAGATGAAGGGTTCTCGTCGAGTCTGGAATGACAAGACTGCCAAGATTCAGGCCAAGATCGAAGAGGCCGACGCCCTGGCTTCCAGCGGAACCCGGGACGCATCTTTGGCCGAGACTCGGCTCAGGATTGAAATCGAACAGCTTGACGATGAGCTTGGCCTGTCTCCCTTTACAGACACCAAGCCCCCCAGCTCAAGCCCCATTGAACGGATGCGGGATAACGCAAAGTTTTCAGGATTGTCCAAGGACGCTCGAAAGAGCATCATGGGTTTTCTTGGTCTAGATGTGATTGGTCGACTGGGAACTGGAGCACGCGAATTCATCACCAAGCAAAGTGAGCCTGTCATTATGCAGCTTGCGATGATGGTGGATACGGCTGGAGCTGGCTTCGTAAGCGACTTTGCCGACCCTGCACGACAGGCGGCGATGTTTACCGTACGGGGTGTCCGGACCGTTGCAAACGCAAAGATGCGTGGTTTCGGCAAGGCCGTAAGGAATGCTCAAAAGCAAGACTCGGTCCCCACTAAGTGGGAACTCAACAAGGCCTTGAAGGACAACACTCGGTTTGATAGCCCGCTTAAGAACGCGGTTCTTGACGAGTACAAGAAGGTCTTGGATTACACGGCTGAAATCCTTACCCGGAACGGAAAGTCAGTCCAAGGCTTGTACATTCCCGGCGGGATTCAAGCATCGGTTGTTCTCAAGAACCGAAGGTTCTGGGAATCTGAGCTTTCGTCGGCGTTCATGAGGAGGTGGGAAAACAACGCTGATATCCACATGGGCGTTGCTAGGCGAGCTGGCATCTTTGACGGGGTCACCGAAGATGGAACTTTGATGTTTTCAAAGACCAAGGTGGCCCAGCTGGATGATGCTGAACGAGCGGCGTATAGAGCCGCGATGCGAGAAGAGTTCGACGAGATGGCTCGCAACTCGATCAAAGCGGGCTTGGGCGAAAACGCTCTTGTAGACCTCGAGAATACTGGTGTATATCAAGTGCGACGAGGGGGCTCGGGCAATCCTGTCCGAACCTACCGACAAGGTTTTGATGCAGACATCCTTACTGACCCCCGCCTTCGCGAAATGTTCGACGAAGATGCGTCCCAGTTCATGAGCACCTACGGACAGAACACCCTTGCAAGGGAGCTGTTCGATAGAAAGATCAAGGACGCATACGGAGATCAGTACACCTTTGATGCATTGCTTGATGAAGCCCGGGCCGTTCTTGAAAGAACCGACAAGAATAAGAACCCCGAAAAACTTCTTGACAAGATCAAGGAAAAGTATAACTGGGCTTGGGGTGCACCCACCCCCAACGAAGTTGATGTGAAGTGGACGAAGTTCGCTGTCGACGCCGGGGCTCGAACCGCCCGTGCCGCCTATTCGGGGGCGTGGGGAGTTGCCTCGGGACTCAGCGAGCTGCCCAGAGCGATCATTCAGGCGGGAGGCTACAGCCCTCGTCTTTGGGGAGAGACTGTCCACGATTTGTTCCGCAGCGTCTTTAGTAGCAAGTATCGCAATGACTTGCTGTACGGGCTGGGACAAACCTTTGGCGACATGTCAACTCAGTTTCGCAGGTCTACGTTTGATCTAGAAGTTGCTGCGGGTGCCGGCATTGAAATGGGCGTTGGAAAGAAGTTCGGGGCTATCTTCCGGCAGTGGAAGGATGTCGTGTCCGGTAGGACTGAAGATGTCTACGGGATGGGGTACAGCCTGTTTCAGGAACAAGTCCTGGCAACCGCCGACGCTGCCGGCCAGGTTGGCGTTACTGCAGGCGGCCTTGGGTATGTCACTGAAATTGCCGCATCGATTACCGCAAACGCAATGATGCGTAATCTCGGCAGGAATACTGCCAAGCTACGCCGTGCATCCGAGCTTCTTAGCAAAGCAGACACCACTGACATCAAGACCTTTAAGGCTCTTGCAAAGCAGGCCGGGATGGGGTCAGAGTGGCGTATGCTTGCTGCTCTCAACCGCAACGGAATGCTCAAGAGCGGAGTCCTTGATGTTCTTGAAGAAGCCACTAAGGACGGAGTTGTTGATATTGGTCGGCTGCAAAACGCGACGATGGTAAACAACCCGGCGGCGGATGAGGCCCTTTCAAGCTTGGTCCAGTACATGGACGACCGTCTGCTCGAGTTTGTTCCTAGCCCGACCGCCTTTACTACAAACACTCATATGGGAACGTTTGCGAATCTGGCCAACATGTTTCTTTCGTTTCCTCGGGCGTTCTATGCCCGAAACGGATACGGGTCTACCAGTTCAAACGGACAGTACCTGGTGGCCCTTGGTGTATTCACCATGGGTGAAACTCTGTATTCGGCGTGGCGAGAATTTGCATATCGCGGGAAAAGCGTTGACTCGCTGATCGAAGAATGGTCTGAAAATCCCGAAGCAAAGGCTATTCAGTCCTTTTCTCGAGTTCCGCTCTTTGGACCTTACGGTTCTGCTCTCGGTGGCTTGGCAGCAGAGCTGCTTGCGGTAAAGAACCCAGCAGGAAACATGGGCGGATCCATTCCCACACAAACCCTTAAACGCCTCCAGCGTGATCTTGTAAAGCTTGCAAGAGGCGATGCAGACATGAAGACCGCTGCCAATCTTTCAAAGTTTACGGGACTTGGCGGCAACGCACTCATTTGGACGGCCCTGTCAGGCTTGGACCTGAACCCATATTCTGAGGACAACTAATGCCACTTTCTTATGTCGACTATAGGGGCGGCAGTGGTACCCCTATCGGTACTACTGGGCCGTTCGACTTTGCAACCCTTGACTTCCTCGAGACGGCTACCGTGCCGGTCTCAAACCAGACCAAGGTCTACTACAACGGACTCTTGCTGGTCGAGGCAACCGACTACACCGTCACCGGGGAAACCATCACCCTCATCGGCTCCTATGCAGATGGGCTGTTCCTTGACGACCTTCTTAGGATCCGTCGAGAAACCAAGCTCAACGCCAGGTATGTCGACTACACCGACGCCTCCAACCTGACCGAGAACGTCTTGGACCTGGACTCCGACCAGGAGTTCTTCCTGATCCAAGAGAACCGAGACCTAATCGACAACTGCATGCAGCTGGACAACGACGAGAAATGGGACGGCCGCGGCTTCCCAATTAAGAACGTTGCTCCAGGAACAAACTCAACCGATGTGCCAAACCTTGGCCAAGTTTCCGCCATGATTGGTGGGGGCATTAATGGAGAGTTTGCCGAGCAGAAGTGCTTTACCTACGTAGGAAACGGAACCACCGCAACATATCTTGTTCCTCTACGAGCAGGCAAGGATGGGTGCGACCAGAACGTTTATGTCAACGGCGTCAAGCAGGTGCACGAAGCTTCGTACACCGTCGCAGACAACCCCAACGGGGTAGACCTGGATCTCACGTTCTTGAACGGCGGTCAGTCCTCTGAAATACAGACCGGTGACGGGACAACCGCCGGCTTTCAGTTCACGGTCCCGGACGGTATTGCCGAATACGGAATCTCAATTACCGTTGGCGGGGTGGCCCAGGTATCTGGGACTGACTATCAAATTTCAATTCAGGGTGCTACCGACACTACTGGTTTTCAGATTACCCAGGCAGACATCACGTTTACGACGGCTCCGGCTTTGGATGCCGAGATTGAACTCACTGCCAACAAGGACAGCGACATACCGCCTGAAGGGTCAATCATTGAAGTCATCTACTCCGTGGGCCAGGCCGTGGGTCTTCTTGCTCCGGATACTGTCACAACCGCAAACATCCAAGACGATGCGGTCACTGCTGACAAGATTGGCGGCGGCAACACAGACGCCAATACGTACTTCCTAAAGAGCAGCAACGACGTTGTTTCATGGACAGAGCTTCTCCATGACGAAATGTCCGACTTTGATTTCGGTGTCCGGCAGAACCGACTCAGTGAGCTGACGTCTCCCAACACAACCGTGCGAATGGCAAACCAGAGACTCGCGTCTCTCGGTGACCCGATTAATAATCAGGATGCCGCTACCAAGCGATATGTTGATTCCAATGCCGGGGTTGACTGGTCAACGATGCGAATCGTTTCGTCCGGCAACCGTACGGTCAAGGTTCCGGGCAGCTCTTCACAGCGTTGGGGAGGCTTTGTATTCCTTAACTGGCGTTACGACGCAAACACCCCCTTCTTTGTTACCCAAGTGTTTCACGCCGGTCTGTACTCGGGAGGCACTTCACTTACGTGCAGTCCTTCCAGGTATAGAAATCAGTACATCTGCCAAGGCATCTTCTGGAGAGTGTCTTAATGCCACAGCCCGACCTGAATGGTAAGCAACTTACCGAAAACAACTTTGGTCCTAATCGTGTCCTTTCTACGCTTACCGACGGTGAGCTTAAGTGGGTTGACAATGCTGGTGGCTCCGGAGGAACTCTTGGCTGCAACATTGTCGTTACCGAAACACTTGGCGGCATCAGTGCAGGAGACACCCTTTCCTCTGGTTTGACAATCTGCGAATTGTTTGAGCTGTTGCTGGTTAAGTACCAGAAGCCTGAAGTCGACATTAGCGATGAACTCGAGAACGACGTGGAGCATGGATCTACCTGCGACGTTGGAACAATCGAGGGCCGATTCCTCAATGGACAAAATATCGATACCTCCATTGACTTTGAAATTGAATACCCCGTCGGCACCACTCAATCTTTCGCGGCAGGTACCGGCCCCAATCAAAGCTTCCCTGTCAACATTCCTGGAACATGCATTGTTGAAACCAACAGCAGTGACAACAGCATTCCTGAAGAGGACGACGCGGGGAACCCTATCGGAGGAGACCCGGCCGGAAGCCCCCTTGGACGTGGAGGAGACCCCGACGAATACTCTTCAATGTCTGGACTTACGTTCAAGACCAAGAGCATGACCTTTACTGGCCGAGACACCCAGGGCAATATCTTCCGAGACACCGACACCAAGAAGGTTCTATATGCCTCATACGCTTGGGCGACGGATGTCGAAATGACGGCCGCTCTTGGCAACGAAGCCGCATGGGTAGCCAAGTTCAACACACTGATGGCGTCTCGAGCCAACAAGCAGCTCACAGAAAACAGCATGGGTACCTACACAAACCTGGGTACCGAGTCAGATGAGTTCGTTACGTTCGTTCTTCCTCTGGCCCACTTCTTGGTTCTCAACAAGATTATCTACAACAATGCCGTTGATGTCACCGCCGCCTTTGTGCAGCGTGGAATCTTCGGATGGACAAACGACCAAGGAGCAGTCACCACAATGGTGGTTCTTCAGTCAGACACGCCCGGATCCTACAGCAACGACGACCTTCTTAGATTGGAGACCGCCTGATGCCAGTTAAGTTTCCTTCTAACCTGGTCCACGCAAACACATCTTTTCCAGTAATTGCCGCTGCAGACCAAACCATTCAAGGTTTGTTCTTTGTTGCAGACGCTTCGGAACGCGGCAGCATTCCTGAGTCCAAGCGTCTCGAGGGTTCCATCGCTGTAGTCGGATCAACTGTTCAAGTTTACAACGGCACCGGAGTTTCCGATGCTTCTTGGCAGGATGTGAAAAACTGGGTTGAGGTGGGCGGGACCGAGTCCGGAGCCGATCTTGATGAGGTTGGGGTCAGGGCTTCTGAGTTTCAGTCAGTACAGTTCGGCAGCTCAACTGCCAACCGCTTTACTTACCTATTTGAAGACAACGTAGGTGCCGACAGCGACACTGCGGCCCTGGTGTTCCAAGAGTTTGAAAGCATTATTCCAACTCCAGCAGACAACCAATCATATGCTGACTCGGAAGGAACCCCTACAAGCCAAGTTCCAATGCTGACCTTCGCTGTCGGAAACTCTTTCCCTCCGTTTAATGGAGGACCTCCGTCACGTATTACCGCTTTGATTCATATCTCAAATATGTATCGACAGTGGAGTAACAACAAGACTCTTGGGCCGCTCAACAACTTTGCGTTTCCTTCTATTCAGGGGGGGACAATTGGCTACCAGACTTTTAAAAACACGTTTAGCCTCACTGACACTGCCGATATTGAACGCGTCGACGAAATAAGCAATGCCTACACGAACACCGTGTACGTTCCTAGAGACCGCGAAATATCAAACTTGGGTGGGCACCTGAAAAACGCAATGTCAAACGGCATTGACGGAGGTACTTTCTAATGGCATTTTTCAAAGCATGGCCCGTCTGGTCTGAACGAACCGGAAGCTCCGCTATTACGACAAGCTCTGTCGACCCACTTGATGATGCAGTTCGTCTGTGTGACTACAGTCCATCGGAGGGAGACACCTCAAACGTTCTGAACTACCCCCAGTCCGTGGGGCAGGGGGGCAAGCTTTTTCCGGTCAAGGAAAACTCAAAGCGAACCAGGGCGTTGGGTCAGGACTTTTCTTGCATTGGCATTACTCCCCGAGTTCTAAACAACCGAGTAAACAGTACTAATGACAACCTGCCCGTTGAAGACAGCCACCTGGCCGGCGACGGAACTGATCTAGCTGCCGCAGCCTTTGCCGACACACCCCAAGATTTCAATCTGTACAACTGCGGACAACGACAGTTTACTCGGATTGGTGCGAATCTAGTCCTTACTTACTTTCACTTTGCGGCTACTTTTAACCAGCAGTCTAAGTCAGACTTTCTTAACGGCTTCCTCAACAATGGGTCTCAAATTCAGCCGTACTTTCTTTGTAAGGACGGTGTAGTTAGAAAGTACACGCTTGAGTGGGCAGTGGATGAAATGGATGCCGCCGTTGCACAGCTGGGCTCGGCCCAGGAAAGTTGGTGGAACTCTGGCATCAACGACTCCATTGTCTCGGGAGACCTGCTGTTCCTAAAGTTTGTAGGAACTCCTCCTAGCGAGGACTTGGTATCCATTGCCAGACCGGTTCGCCCCCATGACATGGGCGACGATGTGTCTGACTCTCGCCAGCACCAAGGCTGGTCTGTTGACCAAATGGGCCGGGTCGCGGGCACTTACACCCAAGACTCCGGTTTCGTGAAGTCTAGATCAAACAATGCCTATTACTGGGCCGAGCCGTGTGCCGTCTTTAGCGGTGATTCTGGTACGCCCTGCATTGGAATGAGCGGTAGCATTCCGATTCTTTTCGGCCTGCTTCACTCCTTGAACGCAAACAAATTCAATGTCATAGGAAGAAACACCCTAGATCAGTTTGGTATCGAATCAATCTCGTACGCAGAGCTTGACATACCTTCTGTAGAAGGAAAGCGAATTACTGGGCCTATTCAGATCAAGCGATCTTCAACGGCCAGTGCAACTCCCTCGAGCCTCCTTCCAGGAGAGCTTGCCATCAATGACTACGATGGAAAGCTTTTCTATCGTGACCACACCGGAAGCGTTGAAGAACTTTCGAGCGGTGGTGGTGGAGTGTCCAGTCTGCCTAACGGGGTCAACACCCTGGATATTCTGCAATGGAATGCCGCTACGTCTACGTGGTCTGTATCAGACATTTCCGATGCAATGCAAGAGCAGATTAGCCTGGGCGACCTAACCGATGTGTTTACCTTTGGAACACCATCGGATGGTTCGACTTTGGTTTACAACGCCGCTTCCCAGATTTTTACCCCCGCTCTTTTGAGTGTTCTTCCTGATGGAACCGCGGATGATCAGGTTCTGCAGTGGAACAGCTCTTCGTCGGAATGGCAGGTTGTTTCCCCGGCGGCGGCTCTCGACGAAAAGCTGAGCATCGAAGCTCTTTCAGATGTCGACTTCTCGTCGACCCCTACCAACTCTCAAGTGCTTGCGTACAACGCTTCGAGTGGGAACTGGGAAGCCCAGAACATGCCGCAGGCCCTTCCTGAAGGCACGGTAGCAAACCAGCTTCTGCAGTGGAACAGCTCTTCTTCATCGTGGCAGCTGGCCACTCCGTCTTCGGTAGTGTCAGGAACCGTTTCGGTTAGTTCGCTGAGCGACACGTTGATTATTGGATCGCCGTCGTCGGGTCAAGTACTAAAGTACGTCAGCAACATTTGGACCAACAGCGATCCTGATGTGACGTCTAGCGACAGTTCGGTCAACGACATCGTGACTCTGACGCAGTCGTCCTATGATGCATTGTCCAGCCCCGACGCCAATACGCTTTACTTGATTACCTGATCGAAAGGAAACCTGATGCCTATCAAGGTCGGGTCCTCCGAGATGACCAAGCTGTACGTCGGCTCCACCGAAATCAGCAAGGCGTATAAAGGAAGCGACCAAGTGTTTCCGTCCTCGACCGGAACCACAACTACTTGGGTGGGTGACTCCGAAACAATCGGTTCCTTGGAGTCGCAGTTCGGAGGAACGAACGGCACCTACGATCCTACGAAGAGCACTCACTCATTGTTGCGTATGCACATCGACCAGTCTGCATGGAGCGGTGGCAGCACGCCTTCTATCAGCACCAGCGGCTTTGGATCTGCGGTTGGTTGGAACGTCGACATGGGCGTAACCATTAAGGTTATGACTCCCGGTCAAAGTGGAGGCGGGGTTCAAACCGCCGACACCGTCCACGCTACTTGGACAAAGGCGGAGGACTCAAGCACGGCACTAAACCTAGTTAACGGGTGGTGGCAAGCCAATAGTGCATACTCGTTGTCCACCTCAACCACGGCCGTGCCCAACAACCCTGACTCTACCTATCCCCGGCTGCGTCAAGTCACCGGGCATGACCTAATGGTTGACATTAACTTTGCCTCTATCGCCGTGCGAGATTCGTTTGCTACCGAAATTGGTACGGGAGCGTTGGTTCGCGTAACGATCGAGGTCACAACCCCGTAAGCGAGAACCCATGGCAAAGAAGAAGAAGCCCCTCGATGCCTGTGCGAGGTGGGCCAAGAGAACCTACAAGGTTTGGCCTTCCGCATACGCATCAGGGGCTGCGGTCAAGTGCCGCAAAGGAAAAGTCGGACCTGGTAAGAAAAGGAAATCAAAGTAATGCCCAGCAAGCCCACCAAGAAACTTACCAAGCGTCAGCAGGAAACACTGAAGAGGCATTCGAAGCATCACTCTGCCAAGCACATGGCGGCAATGCGGGCTGATATGCGTAAGGGAAAAACCTTTTCGCAAGCCCATAAGAACGCCATGAGAAAAGCCGGCAAGTAATGGCTAAGAAGAAAAGATCCTCGAGCCTTAAAACTTGGTTTTCAAAGAACAACGGAAAGGGGTGGGTGGACTGCAAGACTGGAAAGCCCTGCGGACGAAAGTCTGCCAAGGGCGGGTCAAAGCGTCCCTACCCCGCGTGTCGCCCCACAAAGGCCCAGTGCTCTTCCGCAAAGAATCGGAAGACAGGCCCCAAGCGTATCTCTTGGAAGAAAAGGAAATAACCATGCCCATGGTCAACGGTAAGTCGTATTCGTACTCCGCAAGCGGAAAGGCTGCGGCAGCCAAGGCAGCCAAGAAGAAGAAGAAGAAGGTTGCCAAGAAGCGGAGGAAGTAATGCACAAGGGTAAAGGCCCATGCTGCTCTGCCTGTGCTCGTAAAGCTTCTAAGGCTCCTAGAAAGAAGGCCGGCCGAAAGAAGACCGCCAAGAAGAGGAGATCCTGATGGCTAGTCGAAAGCCCAGCAAGGGCAAGGCTCGCGTCAAGATTGTCCGCAACCCTAAGACCGGCCGGACCCGAAAGGTGTCATACGGCCAGGCTGGAAAGGCCAAGGGAGGCGGAGCTCGAGTCAGGCCCGGCACCAAGAAGGGCGACAGTTACTGTGCCCGCTCGGCGGGCCAAATGAAGAAAAATCCAAAGGCCGCCCGAGATCCAAACTCGCCGCTTCGACTCAGTCGTAAGCGTTGGCGATGCAAGGGCAGCCGGTCTACGAGGTAATAAAGATGACCCTAGAACTATTGTCCCTCTTGGGGGGTGGGGCCGCGGGCTTTGTGTTTCGCCTCATTGCTGCTCAGCAAGAGGCAAGCTCCAAACAAATGGAGCTGTTGCTCAAGGCTCAAGGCGTTTCAGATGACTCTTCTGATCGTGCTGCTTCTCGCGGCTCTATCTTCGGTCGTCGGCTGCTCCTTGGGGCAATACTCTGGGTCGTCGCCATCGGACCACTCATCTCAGCCATCCTGGGGTTTCCCACGTTCGTCGAGTCACCTCGATCGGACTGGGACCCCCTGGGGTGGTTTACTGGAGGATTTAAGCCTCTGGAAGGATTGGTGGTCTTGGAAGAAATGCGGTCAGCTCTTGTGGCTGCTGTCGGTTTCTACCTTGGTTCTTCTGTGGTTGCGAGCAGGCGATGACACAAGAAATACTTGAGGTGGTTTCCACCATCGCCGTTTTGGTTGGGGTGTGGAAACTCGATTCGATCAACAAGACTTTGGGCTCTCTCACCAAGGGTCTTGAGATTGTCGAAAACGAGGTTGGACGTCTGCGTGAACGAATGCATGAAATGTCCAACTGGATGTACAGCAACTCTATCAAACGACAGCTAAGAAAGAAAAAGCCCAATGGAACAGAACAACGCTCAAAGAATGAACGACCTCCTCGGCGAAAAGCTTCTTGACATTATTCAGTCTGATGACTTCACGCCCGGATGGGGGCAGGTTGCCTTGAGATACATCAAGGACCAGGGCGGCGTTACCCTTCCAGCTCCGGGCGAACTTGTAGAAGAGCTTCGAGAATCGCTGCCCTTCAAGGTTAGCGGGTGAACCGACTTCAAGAACTAACCGATCCCCGCGTTGGGTTTCGCAACTTTAGTTGGCTGGCCTGGAAGGCTTTGGGACTTCCCGAGCCTGCTCCTATACAGCTAGATGTTGCCGACTACCTGGCTACGGGACCGGGCCGCCGAATCGTTACGGCTATGCGTGGATTTGGAAAGTCGTACCTCACCGCGACCTATACCGCGTGGAGGCTGTATTGCAATCCAGACACCACGGTGCTTTGCATTTCGGCAACCCAGACTCGAGCTCGAGAGTTCACTCGTCTAACTAGACAGCTGCTTTCCGAAATGGAATGCTGCAACTGGCTTCTTCCCAACGAACATGATCGGGACGGTGCCGACAGATTTGACGTGGGGGCTCGAACCTCGGTGTCAAAGGATCCGTCAGTGGCGGCCTACGGGATCACGTCGATGATCACCGGTACCCACGTAGACCTGATCATTTGCGACGACGTTGAGACTCCCGACAATTCAAAGACGGTTGAGAACAGGGACAAGCTCCTGCAGAAGCTGACCGAGCTTCCCAACATTCTGAACCCGGGAGGTCAGATCGTGATGCTGGGTACGCCCCAGACCGAAGACTCGATCTATCTTCGGCTGTCGCAAACCTACGACATGCGTCGATGGCCCGCCCGGGCTCCTAGCCTCAAGGACGACAAGAGGTGCGAACGACTTGCCCCGTACATTTCCGACAGGCTGTATCAAGGGAAGATGGAACCAGGCGATCCTACCTACCCCGAGTATTACTCACACGATGAGCTGCTGGAGCGTGAGACCGTCATGGGTCCATCGGTGTTCGCCCTCCAGTTTCTGCTGGACACGACACTGGCTGACCTCGAGCGATATCCACTCAAGCTCCAGGACTTCGTGGTGTACGACTGTGCATACAGCCCGGTCCTGCCCAGGAACATCGCGTGGTCGTCCAATGAGACCATCAAGGACATTCCCTCTGTCGGGATCGGCAAGGACTTCTTCAAGAGCCCCGGCTGGGTCGACAAGGAAACGGACCAAGCCACCGACAGTGTGATGTTCATCGACCCCAGTGGTCGTGGTGCCGACCAAACCGGTTACTGCGTGGCTCGCTTCCTGAATGGGTTTATCTGGATTCCCGAGGCCGGCGGCTTGGACGGGGGCCACGATGAGGACACCCTGCAGAAGCTGGCGGAGATCGCCCACCGGTACGGAATCCAACGAGTGTTGGTTGAGGCCAACTTCGGGGACGGCATGTACACCAAGCTTTTGACGCCGGTCATGTCCAGGGTCTTGGGCGGGGTGACGATCGAGGAGGTCAAGGTTGGGGGCAAGCAGAAGGAGCGTCGGATCCTGGATTCGCTCGAACCGCCTTTGGCTGCCCATCGCCTGATCATCGATCCCCAGGTTGCCCGTAACAGTGAGCTGATGACCCAAGTGTCCCGACTGACCAACGAGCGGGGATGCCTTCGGCACGACGACCAAGTCGACGCACTGGCGGGGGCCGTGTCGCACTTCCGGGATCGGATGTCTCTTGACGCTGCCGAAGCCATAGCCCAGCAGGATCAGCGTCTGCTAGAGGAAGAGCTCCGGGAGTTCGAGGACGGCATGCGGGATGGCGGCGAGGGGCGAGCTTTTGTGCTTGGCCACATGCATCCGGATATTGTCATTAGAGATCCCCACCGGGGTCGTCATGCCCGAGGGTTTACCCGGCTGTTGCGTCGGGGTCGCCGGAGACGTTAAACTCACCGGTCGCCCCTACTGGGTACCCCACACCGGGTGAGGTGGCGGAGCGGTTGAACGCACCGGTCTTGAAAACCGGTAGGCGTCGGCAGACAAGCTGCCACCGCAGCGTGGCAAATACCTGTGGGGTCGGAGCCCCACATGCGTGTCCCCCACTCCATCGACAAATACATCGAGTACCAAGCGTGGCGTCTGTCGTCCCAACTCATCAGGGAAGCGACATATCAACGCAGCTTTGAAATGGCGCGAGAAGCCCGTCTCAGGCTTCCCGACATCCCGGTCGACACGCTAGACCAAAGTCACTGGCAAGCGGCTCAGACGGCACTCACGGGCCGCTGGGGAGCCATCAGGCTGAGACACTTTGCAGGCTGGTGCAGAGGGTGGATGACGTGGGCTCTTGAACAGGGTCACGCCCGCCCCCACCAGCAGGTGGCCATCGAGCCACCCCGATGGCGGCCCCAGCCCAAGTCGATTTATTCGCCCGGCGAGATTCACACCATGTGGACCCGGGGCAACCGGTTCGTCCGGGCGATCCTTGGGCTGGGGTTGTTCGCAGGATTCACCCCGTCGGACTGCGAGACGATCCAGCCCACCGACCTGGACGGACAGTGGCTGGTCATGGCACGGACCAAGACGGGCGTGTCACGGAGATGCTGGTTGCCCAGCTGGGTCGTCGCCG